ATTCAAAGGTAAACTATGATGATATATTCTCACAAGTTAGAGTGTGGGATACCTTGATTGCAAATCATCTTATGCAAAAGAATATATGTGTACCACCAAGAGAAGAGAATAGTAAAGAAACAAAATATGAAGGCGCCTATGTAAAAGAACCAATCATTGGTGGCCATGACTGGATTGTTTCGTTTGATATTAACTCTCTATATCCACATATCATTATTCAATACAATATTTCGCCTGAAAAGATACTTGGTGAATCATCTCATGGTGTCAATGTTAATAAAATGATTGACATGAAAGTACCACTTAACTATCTTAAAACTGAGGGTGCATGTTTGACACCAAACGGTGCCAAGTTTAGAAATGATAGTCAAGGTTTTCTTCCTGAAATGATGGAGAAAATGTACAATGAAAGAGTTGTATTCAAACAAAGAATGTTGAAGGCGAAAGCCGAGTATCAAAAGACTAAAGACCCTAAACTTGTCAAAGAGATTGCAAGGTGTCACAATATTCAATGGTCAAAGAAGATTGCCTTGAACTCAGCTTATGGTGCAGTTGGTAATCAATACTTTAGATATTATGATGTGCGACAGGCAAGTGGTATTACAACTGCTGGTCAATTTATTATTCGTTTCATTGAGAAGAAAGTGAATGAGTATCTAAATCAAATACTACAAACAAAAGGTGAAGTAGATTATATTGTTGCGTCTGATACAGATAGTATCTATGTTCGATTTGGTAAACTAGTAGAGAAAACTTGTGAGGGTAAATCAAGAGAACAGATTATTGATTTTCTTGGTAAGGTCTGTGACAATAAGATTGAACCATATATTGAAAAGTGTTTTGAAGAGTTAGCAGATTATTCTAACGCATTTAAAAATGCTATGGTAATGAAACGAGAAGTTATCGCCAACAAAGGTATATGGGTTGCAAAGAAAAGATATATGTTGAATGTTCTTGATGACGAGGGTGTTAGACTTGCCGACCCTAAACTTAAACTTATGGGTATTGAGGCAGTAAAATCATCTACACCACAAGTTTGTCGTGGTAAGATTAAAGAAGCAATCAAAGTTATCATGGGTAAAGAAGAAAAAGATTTACATAAACTTGTTGCAGATTTTAGAAAAGAGTTTATGACTTTGCCGGCAGAATCAATTGCCTTTCCTAGAAGTTGTAACAATCTTAAAAAGTATAGAGATAGTGCAAATATCTTTATCAAAGGCACACCAATACATGTGAAAGGTGCATTGGTTTATAACTATCAAATACATAGACTTGGTTTACAAAGTAAATATCCCTTGATACAAGAAGGCGATAAGATTAAGTTTATTAAATTGAAACCTGCTAATCCATTTAAGTTTGATGTGATTAGTTATATGACAACTCTACCTGAGGAGTTTAAACTACAAGAGTATATCGACTATGATATACAATTTCAAAAGACTTTCCTTGACCCTATGCGTTTCATTCTGGATGCTGTGAATTGGAAAGATGAACCACAAGCAACATTGGAGGCATTCTTTGGATAATCCTGTTAACATAAGCGGACAATTACTAGAAGACAAAGTTGAAACTTATTGTAGAGAAAACAATATAAGTTATAAACGAGCAAAACCAGGTGCTCACGAAATAGATTTTATTATAGAAAGTAGTAGAGGTAAATTATTTGCCGATTGTACAAATCAAAATTCAGTAGGTAGTGTAGAAGAAAAACTACCACATAAATTATGGAAATATTTTAAAAAGTATCAATATAGAAATGTCTATATTATAAAAGGTGACCATAAGATTTCTAAAACTGTACTTGACCATTGTTATGAGATGGCAAGAGGTTATAATTTTCAATTATCTTTTGTAAACTTTGAACAGTTTACGAATGGATTAAACGCCAAAGAGGAGAGTTTCTTTGGCTAATTTCCCAACCAAAAAATATGGAGTAATATATGCTGACCCGCCTTGGCAATTTAAACTTAGGTCCGATAAAGGCAAGGATAAAAGTCCTGAAAGACACTATCCTGTGCTTAGCCTTGCTGACATTTGTAGGTTACCTGTTAACACAATTACTGAGGACAATGCAGTCCTTTTAATGTGGGTATGTGACCCTATGTTAGACCAGGCGTTTAAGGTTATAGACGCCTGGGGATTTAAATTTAAAACAGTTGGTTTTACATGGGCAAAAACGAATCGAAAGAAGTTAGGATTTTTTACTGGTCTAGGTTATTGGACAAGAGGTAATCCTGAGATGTGTTTACTTGCAACAAAGGGTAGACCAAAAAGAAAGGCCATGGATGTGGCACAACTAGTGGTATCACAAAGAGGTAGACATTCTGAAAAACCACTAATACATAAAGATATTGAAAGATTGGTAGACGGTCCGTATATAGAACTATTTGCTAGAAAGAAACCTTACGACAATTGGGATTATTGGGGTAACGAGGTAGAGGCTTGACATTAGCAATACTTTATAGTATAATACCTCTATTATTAATGTGTTTATTATTATGGATGTGGAATGGCGAAGACACTAGATAGAGAACAAGCATTACATTGTGCTAGTATATTCAATGACTATTTTGGTCAGTTTGAAAGAATAGACCAATACATGCGTGACCAGAAAATGGCTCAGATTGAAAGTCTGCCTACTTCACTTCCTGGTATGGGGTTTGATAGTGATATGTTCAACGACTTCACTATGTCACCACAAGATATGGATTTACAAGTTGTAGAACTAGATAATCACACATGGGACACCTGTATTAATATGATATCAAGTCATAGTAATATGACAAGTATTCCAGGTAAGACTTTAAAACTTGCCGTAAAAGAAATGAACACAGGTAAGTTTGTAGGCTTTATGAGATTTGGTTCGCCAGTTATAAACTGTAAACCTAGAAATGATATGTTAGGTAATGTACCTGATTTAAAAGTATTTAACAAGACTGCTATTATGGGTTTTGTAATTGTACCATGTCAACCATTTGGTTTTAATTATCTTGGTGGTAAATTATTGGCTGGTCTATGTTGTTCACATCAAGTAAGAGAGATGTTGAATAAGAAGTATGACATGAACTTGGTGTTATTTGAAACTACATCTTTGTATGGTAAAACAAAAGGTGCCTCAATGTATGACGGCATGAAACCATTTTTAAGATACAAAGGTAATACAATGTCAGATTTTATTCCTATGTTACATGGCAAACCATACCTTGACATGGTAAAATATGTTGAAGATATTATTGGTAAAGGTGAACTAGTACCAGAGGGTGCTTCAAGTCGTAAACTTAAAATGACCACAGGTATTATTGGTCTAGTAAAAAAAGCCCTTGATGGTGACAATTTAAAAAATTTCAATACTACAATTGCAAATGCTAAAAACCTTACTGAACAAAAAAGATATTATGCAAGTAATTATGGTATAGAAAACTTTGTAGATATTGTAAATGGTAAGACACAAGATATAGTAAAGGCACCAAACTATGACAGATACAACGACAAAGAAATTATAGAATGGTGGAGAAAGATGGCTACTAAAAGATTTGACAATCTAAATAGTGATGGTCGTTTACGAAATGACCTAGAAGTCTGGACAAAAGATAGTGAGATTGACATTATCAGATGACGCTTGACAATTATGAACAAATGGTGTATATTATACAAAACTAAGGAGAAATTATGAGTGATTTTTTAAAAGACATTATCAAAGATACAGGCAACGAATATGCCACATTAGCAAAAGATGGTGTTGCTGGAGGTGATGTCGATTCGTTTATAGATACAGGCTCATACTCTTTCAATGCTTTATTATCAGGTTCAATTTATGGTGGTTTACCAAACAATCGTATCACAGCAATTGCTGGTGAGGCTGCGACAGGTAAAACATTCTTTGCATTAGGCATAGTAAAAAGTTTTTTAGATAAAGACCCTAACGCAGGTGTTATCTACTTTGAATCAGAGAATGCTATCTCAAAAGACATGATTGAAACTCGTGGTGTAGATAGTAGTAGAATCGTTGTAATGCCAGTTGCAACAGTACAAGAATTTAGAGCACAATCAATTAAAGTAATTGAAAAATATATAGCACAACCAGAGGCAAGTAGAAAACCTATGATGTTTGTATTAGATAGTTTAGGTATGTTATCTACTACAAAAGAGATGGAAGATACAGCTGCTGGTAAAGAAACTAGAGATATGACAAGAAGTCAAATTGTAAAATCTACTTTCCGTGTATTGACCTTAAAACTAGGTCAAGCAGGTGTTCCTATGATTATGACCAATCACACATATGATGTTATTGGTTCTATGTTCCCACAAAAAGAAATGGGTGGCGGCTCAGGTTTGAAGTACGCTGCTTCATCAATCATCTACCTAGGTAAGAGAAAAGAAAAAGACGGTACCGAAGTAGTTGGTAATATCATTCATTGTAAAAACTTTAAGTCAAGAATAACAAAAGAAAATGCTCAAATTGATGTACGACTATCTTATAAACAAGGTTTAGATAGACATTATGGTCTGTTAGAACTAGGTGAAGAGTGTGGCGTATTTAAAAAGGTATCTACCAGATATGAAATGCCAGATGGCACAAAGGTATTTGGTAAGTCTATCAATACAGAGCCCGAAAAATATTTTACAAATGAGGTATTAGATAAGATTGATGAGTACACAAAAAAGAAATTCACATACGGACAAGACGAAGAGTAAATATACATTTGCCCAAAAAGGCAATGCAGATTATTCCTCTATAAAACTTACAGAGGGTAAATTCAAAGATGTAATTTATCATTACGGTAATGTGTCGTTTGCACCTGAAGAAAATTCTGAGGGTAAATTACCAATGAAGTTTGATTATGTGATTGACAAAAAACCAGATGATTTAGAGCTTGACAATCAAGAGTTTATAGATTATATTGGTGATATTTTATTAGAACTATTAGAAAAAAAGGTAAATGATGGTACAGCAATCACGAATTGAACAAACAATAATCTCTAGTTTATTTTTTAGAGAAGATTATACTAGAAAGGTTTTACCTTTTATCAAAGAAGAATACTTTGGTAATCGTGTTGAACAAATATTG